GCAGTCATAAACCTTGCCCAGGTTCAGTTTGCGGCGGACCGCGATATGGCAGCAGCCCGGACTCCTGGGATGGTGGTCAAGTCGAACCTGACGACAGCCGCATTGCAAGACATCCGCGTAGCCCCGTTGTTTTCGGGCATGGATTGGCCATTCGGAGCGTGGGCCTAGAAAGGTTAGGCGATGGCCCGCATTTTTAACGCCTCGACGGGGGTTAGGCCGACAGGCTGGACCATCAGCCGAACGTCAACCGCAACTTATCTCAACGCAAGCGGAGTGATTGCAACCGCCACGGCCAATGCCGAGCGCCTGAACTACAACGCGTCCGCAACGCTGCTCGGCCTGCTGATCGAGCCGGCAGCCACGAACCTCGTCCTTCAGGGCGAGAGCATGTCCACCACCCCGTGGGCTACGTTCATCAACGGCAGCGGGACGATCAGCGAGACGGCGAACGCCGCGACCGCGCCTGACGGCACGACGACGGCGACGCTGATTTCACTCAATCGCTCGTTGGTCAGCGACTATGCGGAGCATTACCAAGTCACCACGTCCGGGGCGGGCACCTTCGTCCACTCTGTTTGGTTTAAGGGCAATGCCGCTGGCGATGTCGGCAAGACAGTTCAGATCTGCATCTATGATGGCACGACCGTCACAGGCAAGAACGTCACGCTTACCGCCGCCTGGCAGCGCGTTGACTTCAGCGCAGTTGCTGCCGCGTCTATTCAAGCCATCGTCGGCTATGTCGCGAATACCGGCCTAGCTAGCTCAAGCGGCACCGGAGCAGTCGGGCTTCTCGCTTGGGGCGACCAAGCCGAAACGGGCACGGTCCCGACCTCGCTCATTCCGACCACGACGGCAACAGCAACTCGCGCGGCCGACGATTACAGCTTTACGCTTGCCGCAGGCGCCACGCAGCTCACTTATACGTTTGATGACGCCAGCACACAGGTTGTCACGGGTCTCACGGGAGGCTCGACTTATCACATCCCGACAAACCTCGCTCGTGCAAACGTTCTTTACATCGACGACAATTCGGCGGCGGGTGGCGGGGCGGGTTCATCAGCAGGCACGGGTTCTGTCACCGGTCAGGGTGCGGCCACCAGTGCCGCAGCGGGATCTAGCGCAGGGCTAGGGGCGGCAACTGCCGGTGGCGCTTGGACGGTAGCGGCACCCGGCACGTCTGCCGGTGCCGGGGCTGCCACTGGTGCGGCCAACACGACGGTTAGCGGCGCTGGTACGTCGGCGGGCGTCGGTGCAGCATCCGGCGCGGGTGCTTCGTCGGCTGCTGGCCAAGGGGCCGGGTCAAGCGCTGGTGTTGCTGCTGTAAGCGGCGCAGGCACGGCGATAAATGCCGCTGCGGGTAGTTCAGCGGGTCTGGGCTTTGCGGCTGCTGGTGGCTTCTCCCAGGCGACTGTAACATCTACGGGATCGGTTTCTGGGGTTGGCGTTGCTGCCGCTGTTGCCCCGATCTATCAGGCTCTCGCCGCTGCGGGGCTCTCATTCGGGACGGGGGCAGCGTTTGGGACACCCTTTGTCGCTATCCCGGTGATCATTGGGACTGGCAATCGGCTCCTAACGCCGCTTGTGACCATCGATCATGACGTGCTCGGGTATAAGCCAGGCTACAAATCGACAGGCAGCAACAGCAGCGCGCGCGGCCGTGAAGCACCGGCTAGGCGCCCTTACGCAGAGACGTGGGACTAACACAATGCAGAAACTGCTCATCCTGGCATGTGCTGCCGCACTTTGGTTCGTGCCTGAGGCCCGTGCTCAGCAGCTCACGACGCAGTGCATCACGTTGCCCAACCCCGGGGGCATGGCGTCGTGCGTTCCGGTAACTGCGGGCAACCCGCTCCCCGTAGGACCGCAAACCAATAGCAACACGGCTGCCCTGATTACGCATACAGCCGCCACCACTGGCGCATCTAGCGCGGACCAGACCAACCTGGGCGGCGCTGGAGCTCAGATCGGCGTAAACGTCACGGCCATCACAGGCACAACGCCGTCCGTCACCGTGATCATCGAGGGCAAGGATGCCGCGAGCGGGACGTATTACACCCTGCTTTCTAGCGCAGCCATTACGACGACTGGATTTACGCTGCTGTCGCTCCACCCGGGGCTGACACCGGCGGCGAACACCATTGCCAACCAGGTGCTGCCGGCCACATGGCGCGTGCGAACCGTGATTGCGGGTACGACGCCTGCGGTCACGGCGACGGTTGGGGCGTCTGTGACGCGCTAGGCATGGCTGACTTCCCGGCCGCGTTTCAGTTTCTGTTCGAGCCGTCCCGCTACAAGATTGCGCATGGTGGCCGAGGAGGGGCTAAGTCTTGGGGATTTGCGAGGGCGCTGCTGATTCAGGGGGTGGAGAAGCCCATCCGGGTTCTCTGCGCTCGTGAGTTTCAGAACTCTATTTCGGATAGCGTTCACAAGCTGATCAGCGACCAGATCGGGCAGATGGGGCTTGATGGCTTCTACACCATCCAGAACACATCGATCGTAGGAGCCAACGGGACAGAGTTCTCGTTTGCCGGCCTTCGGCACAACGTCAACAAGATCAAGTCATTCGAGGGTGTCGATCGGGTTTGGGTCGAAGAGGCGCAGACGGTCTCCAAGAACTCGTGGGAAGTGCTCATCCCGACCATTCGTAAGGACGACTCAGAAATCTGGGTGACGTTTAACCCCGAACTCGCGACCGACGAGACCTACAAGCGGTTCGTGCTGAACCCGCCTCCGAACGCCATCGTCCGGAAGATCAATTACACCGACAACCCGTGGTTTCCGGCGGTTCTGGAGCAGGAGCGCAAGACGCTTCAGGCGAACGACCCTGACGCATACCTTAACGTCTGGGAAGGTCAGCCACGCGAGACGCTAGACGGAGCGATCTATGCCACCGAGTTACGTCGAGCTAGCCAGGACGGGCGCATTACTCGCGTTTCGTATGACGCAACTAAGCCTGTCCATACTTTTTGGGACTTGGGCTGGGCTGACAACACGTCCATCTGGTTTGCCCAGGCTGTCGGGTTCGAATATCGTGTCATTGACTTCCTACAGGACAGTCAGAAGGCGCTCCCTCATTATCTCGGACTGCTCCAATCTCGGGGTTATATCTACGGAACTGATTACCTGCCGCACGACGCCCAGGCTAAGAGCCTTGTCGGCGCCGGACGGACGATCGAGCAACTAATGCGGGCGGCAGGCAGGACAGTTCGCATCGTTCCGCGCCATGCGGTAGCCGAGGGCATCAATGCGGCCCGAACCATCTTCGATAATTGCTGGTTTGATGAGGCCAAGTGCGCGGATGGCCTGCAAGCGCTTCGCCACTATCGGTATGAGGTGGATGAGATCACAGGCCAGTTCTCGCGTCAGCCGCTGCACGATGCGGCAAGCCATGCAGCAGACGCTTTCCGCTACCTCGCGGTGTCACTGAAAGAGCCCGGGAAGGCCAAGCCGAAGGTCGCAAGGCCGATGGAGATGGCGCACGGGTCAACCGGGTGGATGAGCTAGGACAAACCATGCCAAAGCCCTTTGACGTAGACGATACGACGGTCCCGAAGTCGAGCCCGGCGCTTTCGTCCCCGGTAAACCTCGGATCCGGTACGACCCGCCCTACGCTAACGAACACCGGCGGCTATTTCATGGATACGACGCTCGGCAAGAGGATCTTCTGGGATGGCAGAAAGTGGCGTGATCAGCACGGCGTTGAGAGCTGACGACTGATGGCATCTCTCAAGAGCGCCCTTGTAGCTGCCGTCAGCGGCAACGACAATCGTCGCTCGCGTTCCGACAAGAAGGCAGACGAGAAGATCGTCCAGGAGGCTAAGGACCGCTTTAAGCGCTGTCAGGATTGGGAAGCCACCGCTCGTAGGCGCTATGAAGCCGACATCAAATTCTGCGAGGGCGACAGCGACAACCTCTACCAGTGGGATCGCCGTATCTACGACGCTCGTACGAACGAGAACAAGCCGGCACTGACAGTCAATAAAACCCGTCAGCATTGTCTCCAGATCGTCAACGACGCCCGGCAGAACAAAGCCCAGATCCGCATCCGTCCCACAGGCGATGGCGCGACCTATGAGGCGGCGCAGGTGTTCGAGGGTGTCTGCCGCCACATCGAATACATCTCGAACGCCACGGAGGCTTATGAGGCCGCTACATGGCATCAGGTGGCCGGTGGATGGGGTTACTGGCGCGTTATCACGGACTATGTGAGCCCGGACAGCTTCGATCAGGAAATTTACATCAAGCGGATTGCCAATCCGATGATGGTTTACCTCGACCCGGACATCAGCGAGTTCGATGGAAGTGATGCGCGCTTTGGATTTGTGTTTGAGGATCTATCTCGCGAAGAATTTGATGGGAAATATCCTAAGTTCCAGGAGGAAGTAGGCGGCAGCGGCGTTCCGCTGAACAACTCAGACGGCTGGAACGACAAGGATCACGTTCGGGTCGCGGAGTATTATCGCAAGTCCGACGAGACCG